CTCTCTGAACGCCTTTGGCTGGCTCCTGACCGCCGAGGCCGTGACGGGGAAGCTGTGCCCGGACTTGGCGGCGAGGGCGGCTAGGCTGAGGGGGCCGGAGGCTAGGGCGGCCTTGAGGGCGGGCGTGATGCTGGGGGCGATGTCGCGGAGGTTGGCGGCATAGGCTCCGGCGGTGAGGCGTGGGCGGTGGGTGGACATGGTGGGATTGTGGGTTTGCACCATACGGGTGCGTGTTATTCAGTCAATTCGTTGGGTGATCCGTACTGTTCTCATTCCTTCGGGCGCTTCTTGGCCTTCGGGGATTCCTTGCAGCGCACTTCACCGCGAGCGATGCGCAGGATGAGCCTACGCCACGAAGGTGCACCGCTGTAGATGGAAGACGTGGCAGCGGCCACTTCTGTGAGCTGCTGCCAGTCGTCTTCCGACATTTTGAGGCTTTCACGCTTCATATTAGTTTGATCAGCCTTTCCATAATCAGCGGGATCATCAGCCGGATGTCCTCGGGCTCAAATTCGGCGAGGCCATCCCAGTTTATCAGCTCCTCAACATCACTAGAGTAGAGGCGCTTGGGATCGAATTGTGTTTCGGTTTCAGTTTCTTGGTCCATGTGCGTAAAATTCCATAAGGTAGCTACCTTTGCAAGCGGAAATTGCCACGGAATGAGAACCAGCGGCAGCAGGCGACCAGAGCCCGCCGAGGTAGTAGTTTGAGGATTCGAGGTCTTCATACGGCGGTCTCAGTCGCCTGAGCCTTATCGTTGTGCCAATTCATAGCGCGAGCCTCCCCTGTGAGAGTTCGCGTTCGATCCGTTGGCGGGCGGTGTCGAAGTGTTGAGGGTCTTTCTCGATGCCGATGAACTTGCGGCCCGTGCGGATGCACGCGATGGCGGTCGTTGCTGCTCCCATGCAGAAGTCCAGCACAGTATCACCTGGGCGGCTGTAGTCCTCCACAATGCGGCACATGGCATTCAGCGGCTTGCCTCCCATGTGCTCGATGCTCCCACGCACGCCTTCATACACTCCTGGCAGAGTGCCCCATTTGATCTCAGCTTTCGTTCGGGATGGCACCATCCAGTCAGTCCATGAGCTTGGCCCGTCTCCAGTCAGCCTGACAGAGCGCCCTTTCACGATGACGGGGATCGGCGCGAAGACGTAGCGACCGACTTCCTTCATTCGGCGTTCCCAGTCGCGGGCGAGCACATGGTCAGTGAGGATGCACGTCCAGCCTGACATCGGCAGCGCAGCACAGACCGCTTTCACTTCATCGTCTCCCCACGGCTCATATCCCAGCTTCCCACGTTTTGCGGAGTCGTAGCCGTCGCCTTCGATGGCGTCATGCCCCGCGTGAGTTCTGGCGCTGAACGGTGGGTCGGAGATCACCGAATCAATGCCAGTGAGTAGCGGCATGATGTCCAGACAGTCCCCGAGATACAAGCGCACGTCATCACCAAGCACCAAGGCACAACCAGCGCATGGAGCTAACGCCGATGGGCGCTGCTCTTGCATTCGGGTATCTGTGGCGGCGTAGCTCATGCTAATCGTTACCCCACCAAAAACACCCGCCCGCCGTTCGTGGCGAACTGGCCCGGCAGGCTCTTGGCCGTAGCGCGCACCTGGGCGGGCGTCAGGCCGGTGGCCTTGGCTGCCTCGGCGATCTTGAGGCCGCGCTGGCTAACGGCGGAGGCTAGGAGGCGGGCAGCCTCGGCTTGGCTGGGCTGGGCCTCGGCGGCCTTGGCTGCTTCGATACATTGACGCTCGCGCTCTTTGTCTTCCTCCTGCTTTGGGGTGAGCGGAGGCATCACGTTGGCGGTGGTGGGGGCGTTGACTGCGCTATAGCTTGTGCTGCCTGTAGGCACGCCGGAGAATGGCGGGTTGCCGTTGGCGTCGTAGAGCGCGGCTTCGACATCGCCCACAGTGAGCTTGGCCTTGTCGGCAAGGGCCTTCATCTGGGCCTCCACCTCGGCCAGCGTCTCCACGCTAAATCGTTTCTTCAACTCATGTGCAAGGCAAGCCTCCGCCGTCGGGTGTAGGCTACCGTCCTCGGCCTCAAAGTCCACGTCTGGCACAGGCCGCATGGGCTGGTAGGCCGCCAAGTACGGCCCGGCTGGCTTGTTCTGGTCGTCCCACTCGGCGCGGGTTAAGATGCGGACTGGGTAGCCTTTCTTGGGCCTCACGTCTGAGCGGGCGCGTGTGGGCAAGGTCTGGCCGTTGCTGGCGGCGATGGGGAAGGCTTGGCCTGGGTGTTGCGGGTAGGTGATTTGGAGGTGTGTGATCATAGTTTGAGAGTGAATCGGTTTTTGGGAAGTGCATTGCCATCATACCCAAGCAGCCCCCGGCGAACGAGCGCCCAGAAGTGGAACATAGCCGCCGTCTGGCTGGCATGACCGAACTTGGCCTGGATGGCCCGGCTGCTTGGCAGGCGGCCTGTCTCGGCGTGCCTGGCCCGGCAAAAGGCCAGGATGGCGGCTTGCTTGGCCGTGGCCGGGCGGGTGATGGGGGCTAGGACTGGCATCGGATGTCGTAGGCCAACAATAAGCCCGGCCCGCCGAAAAGGCAAGGCCGGGCTGGCTGATTGTTTGGCCGGGCGGTTTAGGCGGCGGCTTCGATCTTGGCAAGGTCGCCGTCGGCATCCATGAACCAGCCTTTCCATGCAGTCGCGGAGACGCATGTGAGGTAGCATGTGGAGTTGGCGGCAATCGCGGACTCTGCGCTAGCGCCTGTGCCGCCGTTGATGGCGATGGTAGCCGGGTCTGAGCTGCGAAGCTCAAAGCCGGTTGCAGCGACGTTGATTACAAGTTGCTTGCCTACCACGGGGGCGGGCAAGATAACGATGTCGTTGGCACCTGCGCTGGTGACAGTGACGTGGCTGGAGGCTGCCGCAATGGCGACACCGCCTGCGGTTGCTGTGACGGCTTCCACCACATCGGAACGCGGGCCGCTGATTGTGCCTGCGTTGACGAGGGCATTCACGCCGCTGAAAAACTGAGCCAAGGTCATGTCGGCACAGATCCGAGGATCGCCGGATGGCTTGGACGAGTCGTAAACAAAGACGCGGTGATTGGTGGACAGGCTGGAGCCCAGAAGGGCTGGCAGGTCCGCCGGATTCGTTGGAATGGGAGTGATCTGGAGCATTGAAGTAGGTAGCTAGAGGGTTGCGTTGAGTTTGCCAAAAGGGCCGCCCGGCGGGTGGGCTAGGCGGCCCCAAGGCGTGACCGTTAGCTCACCTCCGGCATACCGGGGGCGTTCCAAGCACCGTAAACGACGATGTAGCCGTTTTTGATGAGCGCGGCGTTTTTATACGCGGTTGCGCCCCAGACCATCTGGACACCGATACCGAAGCGGTTGGTGTAGTCGTTCTCCTGGGTGACGCGCTGGCCCATGGCCGTGCTGGCCTTGCCGTTGACGGTGCCGTAGCCGCAGTACACGGCATTGTTGCCGAGGAAGTAGCCGCACACATACGGCTGTCCCTTGCTGTTACAAGGGATCATCAGGGAACCGATTGGAATAATGCCTTCCGTGAGGTAGGTAGAGGTCCAAGGAGCCGTCCCCCAGGTAATCGTGGAGCCGGTGAGGGTGGTTTCGTAGTCTCCCGAGGTCGTGGAGCCAAGGCGGGTAAGGCCAGTGTCGGAGATGGTCAAGCCATCGGTCGTGGTGTACTTGAAGAAACTGAACTTGCCAGCATCCGCACCCGAGCCGTTGATGACCATGAGGTATTTATTGTCAGTGTTGGAGGCGATGAACGTCTGCTCGAACGCGGTGAACGGAGCACCGGGAAAGTAGCGGAAGTAGTCGTTTGCAGTCTTCGCAACGGCGTTGGTGGTGAGCACCGAACTACCATTGAATCCGCCGCCGCTGAGAGCGGTGAGGGTGGTGGTGGTGGCCTTTGCTGCGATTGCCACGCCGAGGTAGGCACGGGGAGCGCAGAACGCACCCTGGGCAGCATCAGCGGCGGTGTTGGAGACTGCCCAGTTGTTGAGCATGACGCCATCATATTCCGGCAGGCTGCCCGCGAACAGGTAGTTGGTAGGGCCGCGTGTGCCAGCAGTGGCGAGCAGGCTTTCCCAAGTCGAGTTTTCGCGCAGGCCCTGGAACAGGTAGTCGTTGCCCTGGAAGAAGTACTTGAGGATGCGCTGGCCGTTGGGGCCACGGGCAATCTCGATTTCCTGCATTTTGATGCCGTTCGCCATGATCTTCGCTTGGGAGATCGTGGACTTAGTGACAACATCAGTCGAGGTGAGGGCGTTGACACTGGATTTGTTGCCAGCGTAGAGAGTGTTGTAGCTCTCCAGGCTGCCGATCATCACGGCTTCGATACAGTCGCACTTGAGGCGCTGCACCCATTCGTTGAGGCCACGGCGGGCCGATTGGTCAAACGTGGTGCCGATGAACGTCAGATCCTTGGTGGTGACGGTTTCGGCGACGGCGTGACGGTGAAGGCCGATAGTCAGCGTAAACTGGCTGTACTTGCGGACTTCTTCAGCGCCGACGAGGTTGGTGTTGCCCTGGACGCCCTTGCCACCGAGGCCAGCTTCGGAGCTGAACACGATGGTGTTGCCGCGCACTTTGGCGGTGTCGAGCACTTCCTTAACGGGCTTAACGGAGCCAAGTCCGCCCATGAGTTCAGAGAACGGGTTGTAGCGTTCGTTATCGAAGGCGATAGAGGACACCCAGAGGATCTGGCGTGCGTAGGTGGGGGACTGATCAACAAGCTGTTGAACGGTCTGAGCGTTGATTTCGGTATATGAGGCCATTACGGTAGTGTGGTGGTGATTTGCGAGCAGATTGTTCCTCAAGGCTTCTTGGGCCTTGTTAATCTGTCGTCACGCCACACAGGCGTCGGCTGCCTTTCGGCTACCGCTATCTCAAGACATTCTTACGCTGCCCAGCGAAGGCGAATTGCCAAGCACTGAGTCAAACAGCCCGGCAAGGCCTGCGCCTCCGGTGACTGCCGCCCGGACCTGGGCCACGATGTCAGGCGCAGTTGGCTGGCCGGGCGCGGGGCGCTGGGCCATGGCTACGCTGGTCGAGGCCGGGGCCGCCGGGGCCTTGGCTGGCACGGGGCCAGGGGCGGGCTGAGGCTGGCTGACTGGCACGGCGGGAGATTTTGAGGCGCGCATCTGGGCGGCCAGATTGGCGGCATACTCGGCCACGGCGGTTGGGCTGCTGCTGGCGAACTCGGGGTTCACGGCGAGCAGGCTCTTTACGGCCAAGGTGGCGGGGTGGTTGTCGTCACGCAGTTCGGGGTACTGGCTCATTGCCAGTTCAAGGGAGTCGTCGCCGATTTCTTCAAACGCTTTTTCGGCGGCGGCGGCGGCCTTCATTTTGGCCTCCATGGCGTCGGCCATCTCGGGCGTAAACTCGGCAATGCCCTCGGCGTTGTTCTGGAGGTCGGCGAGCTTCTGGGCGGCCTCCTGGGCGGCTTGGGCGGCGAAGTTGTAATCTTCGAGGGCCTGCGTGAAGACAGGTGCCAAGTCAACCGGCTCGGCGGCTGGGGCAGGCTGGCCGGGCACAGCCTCGGCTGGGGCGGTGACTTCGCTATCTGGCTTGAGTTCGTAGGTGCCTGGGTCTGTGGCGGGCACTGGATTGGCGGGATCGTGGCCGGTGGCGTCGTCGGGGTCGGGCAAAAGGGCCGCATTCACGGGGGCTGGCTTGGCGGCCCCGGCGGTGAAGGAGGAAGCGAAGGCCTCTGGGGACTTATCTAGGCTGCCATACAAAAGTGAGGCAGGATCAAAAGGCGCTGTCGTGGTGTCGGACATATTGGCTATATTGTGTGTAGTTATGACTTTCTTGCAAGGGGAATCTTACGGCTCGAAAACTGCACGGTGCCTTTCCAGAAAGGCGGCCTTCTCGGCTAATGGCACCCCGGCGGCATGAAGCACCTTAATACCGCCCTGCCAGTCCAGCCATCCGCGATGGCAGGCATGGGGCCAGAAATTCCAGTCGTTACCTAAAAACATCATATCCACGCCAGCCCTATGCCAAGCGGCATTGAGTATGCTCTGCTCGGTTACATCCTTCAAGACTGGCCCAATGCCAGCCCGGCTTTCTGCCATGAGCCGCCGGGCCAAGTCGAAGGCGGCCCGGACGGCAGGCTGGCGGGCGTTGGCGAAGAAAAAGCCGGTGTTGCAGTATCTGTCAGGCGGGAAGTCGAGGGCCAAGGCATCAGGCAGGCAGAACGAGTCGAGGGCTTGGCGGCTGGCGTCCCGGACGGCGGCTATGCCTGCGATGTTGCGGAAGGGGGCGAGGTCTAGGGGCTTGATGAAAAGTACGTCTGAATCGAAGAAGCAAAAAACGCGATCTCCGGCGATCTCGGGCAGCGTGTATTTCCAGTCGTACCCAGCCTCATCCGTTGTCAGGACTAGGGCTGGAGCACGGGCATACTTGCGGAAACTGGCGGCGGCAGTTTCCGCCAAGTCAAAATAGCCCGGCGTGGCGATGGTGATGCCGATAACAGAAGGGAGATTCACCAGAGGCAACGGGGATGGCGCGCAAGTGTGAGAACGCATCTCCACCACGGCGATTTTTCTTCTGTTTTGAATAAACTTTCGGCCCACTCTGGTTTATAGAAATACACTGAAACGCGGCCCATGGCGTGCATGAGGCGCATCATCAGATACAACGGGGTTGAGTCCTTTCGCATCTCGATATAGCGGTACGGGTTTTCCATGGGATTGATTTTCGTCCACGTTTCACCCCAAAGCCGATAAACCTCAGATACGGTGACGGCGCACTCTTCCTCGTCGCCGTCCAAGTACTGCTTGTAGGCTAGCAGGCTCCCGACTCGGACTAAGTTGGCGCAAGCTCCAGGGTTGTCAGCTAAGACGGAAGTTGTTTGGCAGGTTGCTAGGTAGCCTTTAGCCTCCTCAATCCATGGTGCTTCATTCTTGATTTTGAGATACACCTCTGCGGCGGATTGCGAGGTGGACCAGCGGGCATCCATTTTAGGCTGGCCAGTTTGTGGCAATTTCACCGCATCGACATTCTTCAACCAGTCATTCCATGTAACCTCGCCGTCGAAAGCGCGATAAGTAAGCCAACACTTTGCATGTGCCCGCTCGCCTGTGGAATACCTTTGAACATTGGTGTGTAGCGCCCCCCAAGCTACCTCGTACTGTTCTTTGCGTGGCAGCACAGAGTT